ACTTAGAAATACCCTCAACTAGCCCGAACCAGCTCGAACCAGCCCGAACCAGCGGTAGTTCAGTCATATCTGGCCGTATCGAGCCGAGGTTGGTGACGCCTGTTCCGCCGGGTGATTCGTTTGGTCCAGCCCTAACTGCGTGGGCGAAGCGCGTCCTCAACATTGATCTCATGGAGTGGCAACAGCGCATTGTCAATGACGCTTTGACTGTGGATGCCAACGGTGACTTTGTGTTTCGTGAAGCGTGTATCTCAACGGCCCGTCAGAACGGTAAGAGTTTGGTGATGCGTGCGGTTGCAGGGTTTATGGCAACCGAGTATGCAGCTGCTCGGCGCGAGCCTCAGACGATTGTGATTGTGGCCAACCAAAAGCGTCGAAGCATGGCCTTGTTTCGTGATGTTGTTCGCGACCTTGAAAACTTTGATTGCAAGGTTCGCTGGCAGAACGGTGACGAGCGGATCAATTTCCCTGACGGCTCAAGCATCTCAGTTGTTGCGGCGTCCGCTCACGCTCACGGTATGACCGCCTCAGTTCTGCTGGTGGACGAAGTTTGGGACATCGGTCCCGACGTAGTGTTTACGGCTTTACGGCCTTCACAGATCGCAGTCAAAAATCCGATGATGATGATGTTCTCAACTGCTGGCGATCAGGGCTCAACAGTGTTGTTGCAACTTCGAGAGCAGGGCATCGCGGCGATTGACTCGGGCCAACCGACGGCACTCTATTTTGCTGAGTGGTCACTGCCACCCGGTGTGAGTTTGGAGGATCGGTCGCATTGGGGATGGGCGAACCCAGCGTTGGGGACGACAATTACGGCTAAGGCTTTGGAGTTGGCTTACGATTCACCGAACCGTCAAGCGTTTATTCGTGGCCATTTGAATCTGTGGGTAGATTCCACAAATTCCTATTTGCCGATCAACCTATGGAACGACCGAAAATCCGACAAGCCAGCACCGCCAACCCAGTGGCTCACCATTGACTCATCGGTTGATGACTCGCGTTATGTTGGCGTATCAACCGCTTTTGATGACGGTCGCGTGATCGTGTCGGTTGCGTTCGTGGTGGAGTCGGCTGCACAAATGTGGGAGGAAGTTGTGCGGATCATGCACGACCAAACCGTAAAACTAGCGGTCACCCCATCACTAGAAATTCACTGCCCCCCAGACTTGCGACGTCGAATGCAAATTGTCGGCTACGCCGAACTAATGAAATGGACTGCAGCTTGTCGAGCAATGATTGTGGAGGATCGCGTCAACCACACTGGCGATATCGCATTGGCCGAACATCTTGCCCGAGCGGTAGCCGTCAGGACGGGCGGGTCCATAGTTTTGAGTTCGCAGAAGTCACCCGGACCAATTGAGTTAGCGCGTTGTGCCGTCTGGGGCATCATGCTTGCGTCAAAACCTGTTAGGTCAAATAAGGTCGCTTTCGCTTTTGGCTGAGGGTACTTAACACGCCCAAAATTTTGTGAAAGAATCGCAAGGTATGGCACTGTTCGGCAACAAAAAAGTGAACGCCACCCCTGCGTTTGCCTCTGCCCCTGTTCAGGCCGCGGCTGGTTCAGCCAACCAAGTTGGCGCGTTTTACTCGTACTCCGTCGGGGCGTCGCAGGAACTCGCGCTATCAGTGCCAACCGTGGCGCGATCCATTCAGATGATCGCGTCCATGGTTGGTTGCTTAGAATTAAAGCACTACACGACACAGTGGACTGGCTCCGAATACGAGGAGCTGTACCTTGAAAACGAATCGTGGATGGATCAGCCTGATCCTCGCGTGACTCGAAACTTCCTGTTCTCGCAACTTGTCACGGACCTCATTTTGTGGGGTTCAGGTTTCTGGTATGTGACCTCACGGTCGCAGGCAACGGGCCGTCCGCTTTCGTTTCAGTGGCTACCCGCCGCCATGATTACTTTGGGTGACCAGCAGACTGCGCAACGATTCGGACCGTCCGATCAAATCATGTTTAACGGCGTCATGCTGAACACTGATGACGTCGTGCAGTTCTTGGCACCGACACAAGGCTTGCTCTATACGGGCAACCGCGCAATCAGTACCGCACTCAAATTGCAGCAGGCCGCCGACCGTTTTGCAGTTAATGAGATTGCAGCCGGGTGGCTTCAGCAGACCGACGCATCTGAACCAATGTCCGCCGAGGACTTGTCAGAACTTGCGGCCGCTTGGCGCAACGCTCGACAGGTAGGTGCCATTGGCGCACTTAACTCTGTGGTGACATTCAAAGAATTCTCTGCCGATCCAAACAAGTTGCAACTTGTTGAGTCGCGTCAATTCCAAGCACTTGAACTTTCACGAACCACGGGGGTCCCTGCGTATTTACTAGGAATCGCCGTTGGCGGGTACACATACCAAAACGCACAACAGGCGCGCCAAGATCTTTATTTACTAGGCAGCAAACAATATCTTGACTGCATTGAGCAGACGTTAAGCATGAACCAAATTTTGCCTCGCGGACGCTACGTCAAATTTGATGTCTCGGACTATCTTGCAGAAAACGATTTAGCAAATGTTGAACGCGAAGCCGATTTCAACGCACGAACACGCGAGGACGAATACTCATGATCAGAATGATCTCAGACCTTCCTACTTTGGACTTTGCAAAATCAGATCAGGACGCGCCTGCGTCTATCTCTGGTATTGCAGTCCCGTGGGCCCCGGTGACCGCAACCGTTTCTAACGGTCAGCGTGTCGCTTTCCAGCGAGGTGCTTTTGATGTGAACCAAAAAGCCGCCAAACTAATTGAGGGCCACGACCTCACACAGTTACGCGGCACCGTAAACGCTCTCGCCGACATGGACGAAGGTCTCGGCTTCACTGCAACCTTCGCCCGCACTCGAGCCAGTGCGGACGCCGTTGAGCTGATTCGCTCGGGCGCGTACGATGCGGTGTCAGTCGGAGCCGACGTCATTGAGTCGCATTACGACAAAGAACTCAAAGCGACCGTAGTAACAAAAGCCAATCTTGTTGAACTCAGTTTGGTCGCAGTGCCAGCGTTCAGCGGAGCAGAAATTCGTGACATCGCCGCCCAAGCAGACGACGAACCCGAACCCGACGAAATCCCAACAGAAACAACCCCACCAACACCATCCGAGGAGGATGAAATTATGTCAGAACCCACAACCGTTGAAGCCGCAATCGCGACTCAACCAATCTATGCAACCGCTAAGCGCGAAGTAAAAATCCCTACTGCTGGCGAATACATCGCTGCCGCAGTTGCAGGCGGCGACAAGTGGAAAGCCTTCCACGAGGTACTTCAGGCTTCAGCTCCAGACGTGAGCCTCGCTGACGGCCCGGGCGTTTTGCCCGAGATCATCGTCGGCGGCGTCTATAACAATTTCATCGGTATGCGTCCTGTCGTGGATGCTGTTGGCGCAAGATCGATGCCCGCATCTGGTCAGACTTTCATTCGACCGAAAGTTACGACTCACAACTCAGTCGGCGCACAGTCACCTGACAACACCACGCTCACAGCATCAACTTTTGTGATCAGTTCCGAAACTGTCACCAAGGGCACCTACGGCGGATACGTGGAAATTTCCGAACAGATCATCTCGTGGTCCGATCCTTCAATGCTCAACGCATTGCTTGATGACATGGCCCGTATCTACATGAACGAGACCGACGATGTTGCTTGTACCGACCTCCTTGCTGGTGCAACCACCACGCAGGCGTTTGGCGACCCAACCCTCGCAGCCGACTGGCTTGCTTGGATTGGTGCAGCAAGTAGCACGATCCTCACCGCATCTAACGGCAACAACCCGAACACTCTGTTCTGCTCTGCCGACGTATTCGGCGATCTCATCGCATTGTCAGACTTGAACGCACGACCGTTGTTCCCGAACCTGAACGCACAAAATGCGTTCGGTGCAATCGCAGTAACAAGCGATACCGGCACAGCGTTCGGATGTCGAGTTGTGCGCGACCGCAACTTCCCCGCAAACACTCTGATCTTGGGCGACACCAGTGGCTTCGAAATCTTTGAAACTCAGCGCGGAAGTGTCTCAGTGTTGGCACCATCAACCCTCAGCACCACACTGGCCTTCCGAGGCTACTTTGCCACGCTGATGATTGACGCCGACAAGTTTGTCAAGGCTTCGAGTTACTGAGCAAACTGAACGACTGACAAGGGAACTGGATCATGGCCGTATTCACCGTAACGCACGCTCAGCGTGTAGACGACTACGCCGTGATCCAGACCCTAGAGTCGACAGACATCACGATCGGTCAGACGATTGTTGTTGCCGGGGTAGGAAACGATTTCAATGCGACTTATATCGTCCAAGCGATTCCTACTTTTAATTTTGTTGGTGTCACTCAGCAAGGCGATTTTGAATTTAATTATGACTTCACCATCACGAACCAAATACTTGTCAAATCAAACTTTGATGACTATTCGCGCTCTGCAGCAACAGGAACAGTGACATGGACCCAGACGTGCAGTTGGCTATCAACAATTGCGCCCGTTGAAGAATTTCTTGGCATTGACGGCGCAACCGCCAACGACACAGCATTCTTAACAACTTGCATTGCGGCCGCTAACGCTTGGTGCTTTAAGCGTCGAGTGCAAGCGGGTTACCACGACAGCCTCACGACCGTCCCCGATGGCTCAGTGCTATTAGGAACCACGCTTTATGCGGCTGGGCTTTACCGTGAAAGAGGCACAACTGGAGACAGTTACGCATCCTTCCAAGACATGAGCGGCCCGCCGTTAATGACATTGGGTCGCGTCAACCAGTTGCTTGGCGTTAAGAGATCGCAGTGCGCTTAACATGGCTGGCATTTTTACGGACGCGATTGACCATGTTGCTGCATCGCTTACAGCCCTCGGGCTTAAGCCTGTCACCGACCCACGCAACGCACGACCGCTCACCGTCTTTATTGAGTTGCCGTCGTTTGAATCGTACGGTGCGAACCCTTCATCCAAAGTTTCAGACGTCACCATCACCATTCGAATCCTCGGTGCGCCACCCGGCAACCAAGACTCAAGCAACTACATTCTTGAAATTTGCGACACAATCCTCGGGTCAGACATTGCAGTCATCTCGGGCCAACCATCCATCGCAACAATCGGGTCGCAAGACCTCCCCTGTTACGACCTCACTATCAAACTTACAGCGACCCGCTAACTAACAAAGGAAAAACATCATGGCAATCGTTTACCAAGGCTCAGGACAGATCACCATCGGAGCCAACAACATTTCACTTAACTGTTCATCCATCACCCTCGAAGCAGGTTTTGACTCGCTTGAAGCAACCGTCATGGGAGCCACAGGGCACAAGTTTGTCGCAGGCCTCCAAACGGTCAGCGTCAGTGCAACCATCCTGCTCGAGTACGGCGCAACCTCAGTTGAAAAGTATTTGTCAGATGTTGTCGGCGACGGCGACACCACTGTGATCGTCGCACCTGACTCTGGCGTGGCCGCACCCGGAAACCCGATCTACACAATTTCCAATATGATGATTTCGTCGTTTATGCCGATCTCAAGCACTGTCGGCTCCCTCGATACCATGACCGTGACGGGCACTGGTGGCACTTGGGTACGCGCCGTCGCCTGATCTAACCAACACAAACAAAGGACCCCGACATGATTGGTATGACGTTACGAGTAGAGATGCTCGACGGAGAAACACATGAGGCACCGATCACTTACGGTGTTGCGTGTCGCTGGGAGGATCATCATCCTCAACTCTCCGTCGGGCAGTTTTTAGAGAACATGAAATTTAAGGCTTTGGCTTGGTTGGCATGGGATGCGGTGCGCTCGAGTGGCGTAATCGTTGAACTGTTTCCTAAGTGGGTTGAAAAAGTAGGGGACATTACTTTTGTCCCAAAAGAGAAACCAAAGCAGGACGCGCAGTCAACCTTATAGCGCAGCTGGCAATTAGGACAGGCATCAGTCCAATTGATTTGATGGACTGTCCAGCGTCGGTTGTGGATGAGATGGTTCGGCTGCTCGTTGAAGAAAACGAGAAAGCGAAACACAAGCGATGAGTCTGGGAATTGATCTGAAACCAACTGGCCTAAAAGAGGCGTTGAGGACGATCAATTCCATTGACCCTAAATTGCGTCGTGCTTACGGCAAGCAGATCCGTGAACTAGGCAAAGTCGTTGTTGACGCGATCACACCGCTGGTGCCGTCGTCGTCGCCCACTCGAGGCATGGACGGCCAGTGGCGTACCGGGTGGAAAAACGGTCAGACAAAAAACGTCGTCGTTAAAACGAACACGCGCAAAGCCCGTAAACGAAACATTGTTAAAGGCGCACAATATGAAACCATTGGAACAATCACCGTCGGAACAAAAGGCGCGGCTCTCGCGATTGCTGACATGGCTGGCAAGAGTGGCGGTGGAGGTCGTGGCGGTCCGCGTAGTCGCCCAAACTTTTCGGGATTACTTACGCAAAAGATCGGTCGCGGTCCGTCGCGCATGGTTTGGGCTGGTGGAGAGAAAGCGATCCCAGACTTTCAAAAAGCCTTAGAGCCTGTTATCAAAGAGGTAATCTTTGAAGCGAACAAAGAATTGATGAAGGTGAACCGCTAATGGCAATTAATATTCCCATCCTTACCGAGTTTTCCGATTCTGGAATCAAGGCTGCTAAAGCCGCTTTCGGTAACTTCAAAACTGCGGTTGCTGATGCTGAGGGTGGGATGGGCAAGTTTAAGGCTGGCTCTAAAGTCGCTTTAGACGCCGTTAAAGCCAACGCGGGAACGCTTGCGATCGCTGGCGGTGCCGCTCTTGCAACTTTTGCAACAAAAGCAATAACAGCGTTTCAAGACATTGCGTTAGCCTCAGGCAAGTTTGCGGACGCTACGGGTCTGGCCGTTGAGGACGCTTCACGCTATATTGAGGTAGCAGGCGATCTCAGTATTCCGGTGGACGCCGTTGAGGGTGCTATCGGTCGCCTAAACCGAACCATTGGCGCAGACCCGGACAAGGTGCGTGACCTTGGCGTTGATCTTGTTTATTTAAACGACGGATCGTTAGACGTCAATGCAACATTGCTTAAGACCATTGAACGCATTAAAGGCATTAAAGACCCAGCGGAAAAAGCAAGGGTTGCGGCGCAATTGCTTGGCAAGGGCTGGCAGTCAATGTCGGAACTTATTGAGATGGGCGCGGACGATCTTAAAGCCTCTTTAGATTCCGTGTCGAGCGCGCAAGTGATCTCGGAGGAGGAACTAGCAAAGGCAAAAGAGTACCGAGACACCGTTCAAGAACTTGGTGATATTTGGAATGCTTTTGTCATTAACGCTGGCGGTGTTTTTATTGACATCGTGTCCGACTTAAAAGACTTGACCAGTTTGGAAGGATTAGGAAACCAACTAAGAGAGGGACCTGCTGGCAGGGCTCTTAGTGCATTTGCAGGGTTGTTCAACGACAACGAAGAAAATGCGAAAGCGGCAGAAGAAGCAGCAAAAGATCTTGGTAATGCTTATGCCGGGTATGTCAGTTCAAGGCTTGCAGAGAGTCGCGAGGAAATGAATTTGATGAACCTTGCAATTGAAGATCAAGCCGAAGAATTAGCAATTACTGATCTCAAATGGCAGTCGCTAATCGGCACTTTAAAACTTGATAGTGCTATGGCCGACGCTAAAGAACAGTTAGATGGCTTAAAAGAAAAAGCGGTTGAAGCGTATGGCGGTTCACAAGAGGCAGTTGATGCATATAACGAAAGCCTGATTAACGCCCAGTTGATGGTTCTTGCCCTTGCTGGAACGGTGGCGTTGACTAATTCGCAAAAGAATCAGATTCGAATCCTTGTTGATACTGAACAATTGGATCGGGCTATTAGCCTTATTGAGACTATTTCTGCTGGTGGTTACACTCCTGAATTAAACGCGATGCGGTTCCGTGGCGCAAGAGCTGCAGGGGGTCCGGTCGCACCGGGTGGCTCCTACCTTGTGGGTGAGCGCGGCCCTGAGTTGTTCACACCGTCGTCGTCTGGCAACATCACACCAAACGGTGCTATGGGTGGCAACACAATCACAGTCAATGTGAACGGTGGCGACCCCGACGCAGTTGTGAGAGCAATCCAAAAATATGCTCGACAAAACGGTGCTATCCCATTACAGACCACGACGAGCGCAAGGTTCTAAATGGCTATCACGACCGCCTTTACGATCACGATTGGCAACCTTGGCGCGTCATATGACATCACGTCTGAAGTTATGTCTTTTAATGTCAACACGCAGGTCTCTTTGGCTGAGATCGGTACCAGTAAAGGTTCAATGTTGATTAAGAACTTTACGGGATTGTTTACGCCCGGTGGCGGTGGAACTTATGGGTCGGTTGACTGGTTTAATCAGGCCGTACTTATTAACGGCACTACAACGGTGGGCGGTGTGCCGACCAGTTTTAAACTGTTTCACGGCATCGTTGACCAGTTCGCGTTGGACGACAACGGAATCAACTCTTATGTAACTATTTCGTTTATTGACGCTTTGACTGCTGGCGGTCGTTCCGCAACAGTTAACACAGGTGGCGTGTCAGGTAGTGCCGCAGGTTCAATTAAAGAGTTTTACGAAAATTTGGTGCCAGCAAATCCTGCCCAAATGCCTACTTTGGGTGGCACTAACATTGGATATGTAGTTACAGGAAAATTGTTAACAGACGATTTTAATGCTGAGTGCAGTACTCTAAACATTGGCAACAGTCTCAATTCGTCTATTTCACTTATTATTACCCCTGTCGGACCCGCAATGATTATTCCGACAACAATTACTTTGACCAGCCCTGTTTTTGGTTACGAACTCATTGATTACACAATGACTCGAAACGCCGCCAACCGAACAACTTTCCTTTTCAAAGACAAAACTGTGACAGGTACACAACTGCCCATCGGTGATCTTGTTACTGGATACGACGAGGATCAACTCACAAACTATGTGACTTTGACTGATCCAACAGGAACCCAAACCGTCACAAGTTTTAACGCAACTTCAACGACCAAATATGGGCAACGGTTTAGGTCATATACACAAGCAGGATCTCCATCAACCGCAAGTCAAACCAGCACAGTCAATTCGTGGATTAACCGTTTTGGCGAAATAACTTTTGCACCTGAGGAACTAACGCTGAGTTCTAAAATGGTTCAATCCGCAGCTGCTGACGCCGCCGCCCCGTTTTGGAACAAAATCCTTGACATTGAATCTGTGATGTGGCAACCCGTCCAGTTGACCTACACGCCGACCGGGTGCGCTCAACAAACCAAAATGTCCGTTATTGCTAGTCGCCGTATTTCGGCTACACCGTCGGACTGTCAAGTAACGTTAGGTTTGTTGCCCGCATATCAATATCAGAGTTTTATTTTAAACGACACATATTTAGGGATACTTGACAGTAGTCGAGTCGCATAAAGGAGAAACATTATGGCTACGCAATGGACAGCAGGAACGACTAGCGGGCAGGTGTTGACTGCGGCGACGCTTAACACGATCGGGGCCGCATGGGAAACATGGACACCAGCACTCACCGCTTCGACTACCAACCCGACATTAGGCACAGGTTCATCTACAAGCGGAAAATATGGTCGAGTCAATAAAATTGTTTGTGGTCAAGGACAAATCAACTTTGGTACTTCAGGCGTCGCCGCAGGTTCAGGGTTCTACTTTGTAAGCCTCCCAATCACTGCTTTGACAAGTGGACAGGTCATTGGAAACTTCCAAATTTATGACTCGTCAGCAGGTGCCGTATACCTTGGAACCGTAATCTCAGACACCACTAGTCGAGGAATTATGTACTACGGCGCACCAGCGACAGTTGTAACAAACTCAACACCAATGGTTTGGGCCGCTAGTGACTTTATCCGTTACACATTTCAGTATGAAGGTGCATAATGAACTTATCCCACGAACTTGACCCCGACGAAGTACCAGCCGAATGGTGGGCCGA